GCTCCGCTTGCTAATTTTAATATAAATATCTTTGTGCCACTCCTGGATAACGAAGGTAACCTTAATGGAATTGAGGAGATGCTAGTTGCTGTGTTTAACAAACTGGCGGCATCCTCTATCGTCTATAATGTGGGAGATGTGAGCGCACCTAGCGTTCTCAATGCCGCAACAGGCGATCTCTTGACTTGCTCCCTGCAAGTCTCAGTCCTAACGAGTTGGAGTTAACCATGAATGAATGGGAAAAAGAACAAGCAGAGTTCCTGATCAAGATTGGTCAGACTCCTGTAGCACCAGCACCTAAACCATCTACTAAGAAAGACGAGGAATAAACCAAATGGCAGTATTTCTAAACAATGGAGTAGTGGTTACTGTTAACTCGGTTGACCTCTCAAACCATGTTACTTCAGTAACGCTTAACCGATCATTCGATGAACTCGAAGTTACAGCAATGGGCGATAACGGACACAAGTTCGTCAAAGGCTTAGAAGCATCATCTGTAACTATTGACTTCCTAAACGACACAGCAGCATCAAATGTTCTCGCAACACTTCAGGCTGCATGGGGAACTTCAGTAACAGTAACCCTAAAGCAGACTTCAGCCGCTACTTCAGCTACAAACCCTCTTTATACTATGACATGCTTAGTGAACGGAACAACCGACATTAACGGTGCAGTTTCAGACCTTGGCACTCAGTCAGTAACTTGGAATGTCCAAGGTACAGTAGTAATCACCACTTCATAATAAATTAACTAAGGGGCAGACAATGGCAAAACTAAAGGTAACAAGGGCAGATGGAAGCGTTAACGAGTACCAGATCACTCCGGCGATCGAGTACGCCTTTGAGGCTTATGCTAAGAAGGGCTTTCATAAAGCCTTTAGGGATGATGAAAAGCAGACCGATGTATATTGGCTCTGCTGGGAAGCAATTAGGCGTTCGGGTGAAACCGTTAAGCCCTTCGGAGAGTCTTTTCTAGAGACATTGACGCGAGTCGAGGTACTAGACGATGACCCTTTGGAGTAACGCGAGAGTCCTTCACCTATCTTGTAGCGAGACTATCGCTCGAGACAGGACTCTCGCCCCAAACTTTAATTGAACTAGATCACACAATGTTCAGGACTTTACTTCAAGCCCTGAAGGACAGAGCAAAGGAGCAGAGCGATGCCAACAGAAGTAAAAGGCGCTAAGAACCTTCGCAAAGCCATTAAGAAGTTCGAACCTGATTTAGCAAAGATGACTACTAAAGAGATGGCAGCAGCCTTAAGACCAATTACAAATAAGGCTCGCGGCTACATGCCAGCAACAGGTTCTATGTTATCTGGCTGGACTTCTGCAACTTCATCAAGCAATACAACTGATTATCGGCACTTTCCTAAATACGATCAAGCCAAAGCCAAGAAGGGCGTTACATACTCAACAACCCCTTCAAAGCCTAATAAGCGCGGCTTCGTGTCTCTTGCTCGCATTATTAACAGTTCTGCCGGCGGCGCAATCTATGAGACAGCAGGACGCAAAAGCCCTAACGGTCAACCTTCTCAGGCTTCAACTCGCGGCGTGTATAGCGATTATATTGACACCTCAAACAAAGTTAACAAATCTTTGAACCCTAATGCTGGCAAACAATTTATTGACCGCGCCAATTCTTTAGGTAAACTTGTGAATGCTCGCCCTCGTCAACAAGGTCAGGCTGGCAGAGTGACTCGCAAGATGACTGGTCGCGTAATTTTTAGAGCCTTTGCAGAGGATCAAGGCAGAGTAACTGCCGCAGTTGTTAAAGCGATTGGCAATTCTGCCATTGAGTTTCGGGCTAGGACTGGTGCTAAATAATGGCTTCCGATGTAAATATAGTCATTGCTTCGGAGTTTGTTGGTAAAAAGGCTTTCAAAGAAGCAGATACAGCAACTTCAAGACTAACTAAGCAAGTAAGCACACTTGCTAAAGGCTACCTAGGTTTATACGGCATTCAAAGATTAGCCAGAGGTGCAGGTCAAGCAGCTAAAGCCTTTGCCGAGGATGACAAAGCCGCCAAGGTATTAGGTCAGACTCTTAATAACCTAGGACTTGGCTTTGGCAATAATGCCCAGATCGTCAATGACTATATTTCTAATCTGGAAAAGCAGACTGGCGTACTCGATGACGAACTGCGTCCAGCAATGGATCGCTTACTGCGAGCAACTGGAGACATTACTAAGTCTCAGAAGTTACTTAGCCTTGCACTAGATATAAGCGCCGGTACTGGCAAGAGCCTTACTCAAGTTTCACAAAGCCTGCAAAAGGGTTTCTTAGGACAGACTCAGGCTCTTGGTCGCTTAGGAGTTGGTCTATCTAAAGCGGAGTTAACCTCATCATCCTTTGAGGAGATACAGACACGCCTTGCAGTCCTGTTTGAGGGTCAAGCGGCACTTGCAGCCGATACCTACACAGGCAAGATGAACAAGTTAACTGTTGCTACAAATAACGCAAAAGAAGCAATAGGCGAGGGTTTATTCGATGCGCTCGCGGCTACTGGCGGTGGCGGCGAAGGTGGCTTTGATAACTTTACAAAAGCAATAGAGGCTAGTTCCAAAGCCCTTGCATTCTTAATTAAACTTGTAGGTACTAATACCGGCGTTATTGCATTATTCGCTCAAGGCAAGTTTGGCTCTGCAACAGACATTCTCTTAGGCAGAAAGCCTGTAGATCGTTCTGGAATTACTCCAGCAATCCAAGCAGAGTTAGCCAAGGCAGCAGCAGACAAGGCAGCAGCAAAGCGCGCTAAAGAACAAGCGGTGCTAACTAAGAAACAGACTGCTGCAATTAAAGAACAGACTGGACTGCAAAAGGCTGGCACTTTATTTGACATACAACAAGCAGGAATTATCGCTGCACTTAAGGGCAAGATTACCGATGAGGAACGCAAGCGCCTAGAATTGCAACTGGCAATCCTGACCGGCAACACAAGCGAGGCTTCTAAACTTGCTGGAGAACTTGCCAAGGCTCAAGGACTATCCACACAACTAGCTGCTTATCTTGCAGACTTGCCAGATGCTAAGAACCCTTTTACAGCATGGAAAAATTACTTAGACATGATCGAAGCACAGGCTCGCCGCATTGCTGGCATGACTCCAGTCGCGCCAACCTCAATCGCTGGCAATAACACTTCAGGAACTTTTAGCCCAGCAGTTCAACAGATGATCACTAGTGGTCAGACTGTCTCTGCTAGAGCAGATGCCGCTGGCAATGTTAATGTCTATGTTGCTGGCTCGGTAGTATCAGAGTCCGATCTAGTCGAAGCGGTACGCACAGGCTTGTTATCTAATTCTCTATCAGGTTCTCCATCTGCTATCGGCAGACTTAAAGGCTCGTTCGCAGGATGACATTACCTGCCCAGATCAGCGTATCTTTTGACTTCTCTAGCGGTGCAACTTTTGGTTATCCGTTTACTATTGGAGATGCTAAGTACGGTGTTCTAGGTACAGGCACTCTTGCTTCATCAACTACGCCAGAACCAACAGTTGACTTGACTCCAGATGTTCGACAGATCAGGATCACACGCGGTCGCAATATCATGCGCGACACTTATGAAGCTGGAACTTGCACAGTTCGAGTCCTTGATCCTCTTTCCTACTTCAACCCACAGAACACATCATCGCCATATTTTGGCTTACTTAGCCCACTTCGCAAGTTGCGTGTGTCTGCCACAGTAGGCAGCGTGGGCTACTTCCTTTTCTCTGGTTATACAACCGAGTATCTTTATACCTATCCTCAAGGGCAAGAGACTGGCTATGTTGACATTATCTGTTCTGATGCTTTTAGACTTATGCAGCAAGCAACAGTTACAACAGTTGCAAGCGCAACAGCAGGGCAAGATACTGGCACACGCATAGGCAAAATACTTGATCAGGTTTCATTTCCTACCTCAATGCGCACGATCGACACAGGGCAGACAACCTGCATAGCCGATCCAGGCACAGCCAGAACTTCCCTTGATGCAGTCAAAAACGCAGAGTTTTCTGAACAAGGCGCGTATTTTTTTAACCAAGAGGGAACAGCGGTATTCTTAAATCGTACTAATGTCATTAAAAAGTATGGCGATACTCCCATCGAGTTTGATCAGACTACTGGCATCCCTTACACAAACTTGGTTTTTGCCTTTGATGACAAGTTAATTATTAACTCTGCTGGCATGACTCGCGTAGGCGGCACTCAGCAAGTGTCAGAAAATGCAACCTCGATCGCCAAGTACTTCCCTCATCAATCAAACCAAGAAAACCTTGTGGCGCAAACAGATGCAGACACTCTAAACATAGCCAAAATCTATGTGGCAACTAGACAAGAGACAACCATCCGCATTGACGCAATGACTGTCGATCTACTTGATCCAGATGTACCGACTGCGACAATGCTTGATCTGGATTACTTCTCTAATCTAAAGATAACTAATGTTCAACCCGATGGATCAACCATCGTCAAAACTTTACAGGCTCAGGGCTTTGCATGGAATATCACGCCGAACGCCATGTCTTGC